TTCAACTAATGATCTTTTTGAATTATTGCAAAAGAAAAATATCATAGGTCAAAAGAAACCAGATGAAATCACAGCAATTACTGTAAAAGACGATAAAGAAGATAAGAATGACAATTAAATATGATGATAAAAATGGTTCTATAAAACGACCAAACGAAATGATCCAATATGATCGGGTGATGATTAGTAATTTTGCGCAAGCTGCTCAAGATATATTCTTCTTTGCTGAACATTTCTTCTATATCGTTCACCCTGTCTCTGGTTCACAACTGATTCAACTTCGTGATTACCAAAAGCGCATGCTCATGGCATTTATTGATCACAGAATGAATGTGGTGCTATCTGCTCGCCAAATCGGTAAAACAACAATTGCATGCATTTATTTTTTATGGTATGCAATGTTCAATAAAGATAAAACATTGGCTATTTTGGCTAACAAAGCTGATACAGCAAAAAGTATTTTGAGTGACATCAAGTTTGCATATGAAAATATGCCAAGCTACATGAAGCCAGGTGTTCTTGAATATAACGTCAACTCTATTGTTTTTGACAATGGTACAAAGATTTTTGCTAAAGCAACAAGTCCAGACGCATTACGTGGTGAAGCCATTTCTGTTCTTTTGTCAGACGAATTCTCATTCGTGCCAGCAAACATTGCTGATGCTTTTTGGACATCAAATTATCCAACTCTTTCAACTGGTGGACGTGCTATTATCGTTTCAACACCTAATGGAACTGGTAATTTGTTTTACAAATTGTGGAAAGATGCTCTTGATAAGAGAAATACTTTCAATCCAGTTAAAGTTGACTGGCATGAAGTTCCTGGTAGAGATGAAGCTTGGAAAGAAGAAACCATCAAAAACATTGGCAAGATCAAATTTGCCCAAGAATATGGTAATCAATTTGCTGGTTCTACAGTGACTCTCATTGATGCAGATGTCATTGTTAACAAATTAAAATGGTCTGAACCATTTATGCAGCCAGATGATGATACCAAGCTTTGGAAATTACCAAAAGAAGGTCACAAATACGTTATTTGTATTGATACTGGCGGCGGTGTTGGATCAGACTCATCAATTATGAATGTATTTGATATTACTGAATTTCCTGAAGAGCCTGCTGAACAAGTTGCTATTTGGAAAAATAACAAGACTCCTCCAAATGAATTTGCTGATGTTTTGAAAGCAGCTTGCGAATATTGGAATGAAGCTTATACGATTGGTGAAACAAATGGATTGTCAGCAGAAGTGTTGAGTCGCTTGTTCAATGACTATGAATATGAAAATATTTTCATGGACATGGCCAATGGAGGTACTTTTGGTGTGTTTGCAACCAGAAAATCAAAGCCAATAGCAGCTTTGAACTTCAAAGAATTATTGGAAAACGGTTCTATCAAGTTAAATGATGCTGAGACAATAGATGAAATTGGTATTTTTGAAGAAGTTTCACCTGGCGTTTTCAAAGCTAAAACTGGTAAAAATTTGCATGATGACTGTGTTATGACTTGTTTGTGGCTCGCTTATTTCTTGCGTTCATCATATTATGAAGATGAAAAGAGTATGTGGGGTAACGAAAATGGATATTCTAAACAGTTCAGTGAAGACGCAGATGCAGACAATGAAGATGCAAATATTGATGCGTTGCAAGCATTTTTAGAGCATGATAAAATGGAAAATGGTGATGACTGGTTGGAAAGAGATGAATGGAAAGATTTAAGACGCTGATTTTGTAAGTAGATTCCTCAAAAATAGTATAAATAATTGGAGTCCGCTTATTTATTCGCTAGGGAGTCATATAAATGCCTACAAATCTTTCTCCAGGTGTTGAGTTCAATGAAAGAGATATAACCCAAGTTATCCCATCAGTTACAAGTGCTGTTGGCGCAATCGTTATGCATTCGGCCAAAGGACCAGTCAATAAGAGACTTCTTTTGACAAATCCATCAGATTTGGAAAAAATCTTGGGTCGTCCAAACAACACAAACTTCACACACTGGTTCACTGCTGAAGCATTTTTGAAGCAATCCAACCAATTGTACGCTGTTCGCGTAGAAGATAGTACAAAGAAAGTTGCTGGATTGACTGTCGGTATTAGTGCAAGTGGTCTTGGAAATATCGTTCTCTCAGAACCAACCACAAAAGTAACTGAATTGTTCCCATTGTCATATGATGACATCAAATCACACGAAGCAAAGAAAGACTATTCATTGCCACCAGGCACTGGTGCAGGTGAATTAGACAATCCAGCAAACAACCTCTACACTGAAGATTCATATCACTTCTACGGTGTTGGTCCAGGTACATACTATAATGACATTTCTGTTGTTGTGGTTAACAGTGCTGACTTCATCTTGCTCCAAGATTTGAAAGCTGAATTGGTTTCAGCAGTTGACCAAGCAGAAGTAAATTTGATTTGTGACAAGTACTACAATGGTACACCAGCAACAACTGCAACAAGTGCAGTAGATTATCTCTCAAATAGTTTGATCAAGTACGAAGTCATGACTCCACCAGTTGCACCGTCAACTGATTGGTTTGTTGATCGTTCAATGTTGAACATCGTAACTGCATTTGAAAATGGTCCAACAACTCCTGACGAAGCAGTCTTGATTGTGTTTGATGAATTTGATAATGTTGTTGAATCATACGTGTTCTCAAATGATCCAGAAAAGCGTGATACTTTGGGCAACATGATGTTCGGCCCACAATTGGTCAATGGAAACAGTGGATTAATTTACTTCTTCATCGGTGGTGATCCAGAAGGTGCCGCAGGCATCACTATGGTTTCAACCCGCAAGACATATCTTGGTGGTGCAGACGAATTGACTGGTGACATTCCAGGTACTGGCTTGAATGATTTGACTGGTGAAATCTTGACTCAATGGCAAGAACAATTCTCTTCAACAGAAGATATTGAAGTTGATTTGTTGTTGGATCCAGATTACAACGATTCAATCAAGCGTTATCTTGATCAATTGTCAAGTACGATTCGTAAGGATTGTTTCGCAATCTTGAACGTTCCAATGTCATACATGTTGAATGTGACAAACTTCCGTCCAATTGCACAACCATATTTGACTATGAAGAATTATGTTGCAAATATCTTGAACATCAATTCATCATATTCAGCTATCTACGGCAACTACTTCAAGATTTTTGATCGTTTCGCAGAAAAAGAACGTTGGGTTCCAGCATCTGGTTTCTGTGCTGCTGTCATGGCATTCACAGACTTCAACGATGCACAATGGTTCGCCCCAGCCGGTTTGAATCGCGGTATCATCAGTAACGTGATTGATGTAGCAGTAAATCCAAACAAAGCACAACGCGATGTTCTTTACTACAACAGAATCAACCCAATCGTTAAGTTCCAAGGTGAAGGTATTGTTATCTTTGGTCAAAAGACTCTCCAAGCAAAAGCATCAGCATTTGACAGAATCAACGTTCGTCGTTTGTTCTTGCACATGGAGAAATCAATTACCAAGATGGCTCGCTACAGTCTCTTTGAGCAAAACGATGATTTCACAAGAACTCGTTTCCGTGGAATCGTAACTCCATTCTTGGCTGACATCAAAGCAAGACGTGGCGTAACTGATTATCTTGTTGTATGTGATGAAACAAATAACACACCAGATACCATTGACCACAATGAAATGCACGCTGAAATTTTGGTCAAACCAACAAGAGTTGTTGAATTCATTAAGTTGACATTCACTGCTGTTGCAACTGGTGTTGAATTCTCCGAAGTAGTTGTTCGCGGATAATTGAGTGAAGTTATATAAACAATAAAATACAGAGGATTTAAAAATGCCAATCGCCAAGAATGATAAGTTCAACTTATATAACTTTAGACAAACAATCGGTGACCCAGCACGTCCATACTTGTTTTTGGTTCACATACCAGAAATTGGTACAGATACAGTTGTAACATCATTAGCACGCTCAACAACTTTGCCACCATATAATTTGGGTTCAGTTGGTGTTCCATTCCAAGGAATCAACATCAACTTGGCAACACCACCAACATTTGGTGATTGGTCAGTTGAATTCTTGTGCGATGAAGCCCATGAACTTCGTAAGTTGTTCTTCAAGTGGCAATCAATTGCTCATGACGTTGGAACAATGTTGCTTGGACACTCACAATCTTACAAGAGTGACAACGTTGGTGTTGCACAATTGGCAAGAAATGGTGAACAAGTCGCTAAGTATGGTTTCGTTGGCATGTTCCCAAAAACATGTAGTGAAATTGCTGTTGCTCATGATCAAGGTGGTGCAGTTGAAACTTTCACTGTAACCTTTGCATACGATTACTTCGTGAATGTCAACTTGTTTGGTGAACAAACAAATCAAGATTCATTCGTTCGTAGTACACAATCAGTTAAAATTGATCGTGGCGTTCCTCCTCCAGGTGGTAATTGGAAGACTCCGTTTAAACCACAGTAAAAAATAGTTTTAAGAAACAAGTGGCTTTGAGTATAATTACTTGAAGCCACTTTTTTTACGGAGCTACGCAATGGCCAATTTTAATGATTTGAAGAAGAAAATAGTACTTGATAAGGTAAACAGCGTTCCTCAAATAGTAGTTGAATTACCATCAAATCATACAAAAGCTTCACTTTTACCAATGAAAGTGAAAGATCACAAAGACCTTATTAAGTCATTTGAGAAGAATGACGAATATTTGATGAATGAAGCATTGGATGCAATTTTGGTAAATTGTGTTATTTCTGTTGATGATAAGCCATTTGATTTAGATACGATTTGCAATCAAGACAGAACTTTCTTGCTTATCCAAATAAGAAAAATCACATTTGGACCAGTCGCAACGATTGCTCATCAATGTCCAGTTTCACAAAAAGTTATTCAAGATATTGAAATTAATTTAGATGAATTGAAGGTTGATTATTACCAAGGTTCTGAAATCAAGCGTGAATTGCTGATTACAGATGCTGTAAAAATCGTATTATCTCCATTCACCAGAAAAGATGAAAAGCAAGTTGAAAAGTGGATGAAACCACAAGGTACAAATCTTACTCAAACTGATTTACGCTATGCTCAGTATGCAAGCTTGATTCATGGTGCATGGTTTAAAACTGATGCAGGTGAATGGGAAGAAGTACTTTTGACATTTGCTGAGAAGCAAGAATTGCTTTTGAACCATTGTTCACGTAAAGATTTGGATGAATTCAACAAGTATCTTAAAGAAGAACTTGATTTTGGTATCAGATTGAAATTCCCTTTCAAAACAGAGCATTATGAAAACGCTGAAGAAGAGGCAAGTCCAATCGCTTTTTTTATGGTATAATGGCGACTGACCATTTTGCCACTATTATCAATCAGTCATTAGAAATTTGTATATATTCTGATGGAACATTCAGCTATGATTCAGTAATGAATCTACCTGCTGATGAATTTCCATATATTTTACAAAATTTAAAATTGCATTGGGATGAAAAGCAAAAATCTCGTCAAGAATTTATAAAAACGATTATGGAATTTGTTTCAAAGAGCATTGAAACTTTGTTTAAATTGCTTAAAAACTTGGGACAAAAGTAACAGATACCATATCAAAACATATAAATACGCTTGATGGGAATTTGCAGTGGCAGACTCTAAAAATAAACTATTATTGCCAGGAACCAACAGCGGTGCATTCTCTGTCTTGAATGATATTTGGGAGCGTAACGCCAAAGTAGAAGAAGAGATTCAAAAGAATCAAGAATTGATTGAAGATGTCATTCCTTCTACTGAAGAATTTGTAAATACAAGCCTTAAAAATGAAAATGATACCAAAGCAGTTGAAGCATGGGTAATGGAAAAGCTTGACAAATTAAGAAAAAAGAAAATTGAAGATAAAAAATCAGTTGGAAATCTTAATGAATTATTAGATGAAGTTGAAAAGTCATATTTCAAAAAAGCTGAAGCCGCTGACAAGACTTCAAAAAGTATAAAGAAAACTGCAACTGAAATTGGTAAAACACTTGCTAAGAAAACTGCAAGCAATGCTAAAAAATTGTCATCAGCATCATTGAAAGCAGTTGATAAAGTTATTAAGACTGGTGATGTTGCGTTTAAATCTGTGTCAAAATTATCAAACAGTGCAGAATCAGCTTACAAAAAGATCACTGGTGTATTTGGAAAAAATGCATTCTGTCCTATTTGGGAAAGTAAGATGGGCAGATTTTTCACATGGTTGAATGGACCAGGAATAACTGTTTGGTCTTTATTGAAAAATGGTGGAATTATCTGGTCATCAATCAAATTCATAAAAGAAGGAGTCATGTCTTTCATTGAAGGTACATATACTATTATGGCTTCACTTGGAAAAGTTGGTTGGAAAGCAGTTCGCTCATTAATTTCATATACATTGATGCCATTTAAAGCTGTTGCCAATTACATGAGTTCAGCGTTGAAATTTTTTTTAACAAGTCCAACAGGATTATTGTTGTTAGCTGGTGGAATTGCCGTTGCAGCAATATTTATTTGGCCAGTTGTAAAGCCATTTTTTGAATCATTATTTAATAATGTATGGAAATGGTTATCAGATAATTTCACATCTGCTTTGAAAAATATCAAAGATACAAAATTTTATAAGCACTTGAAAGATGGTGCGATATATGTTAAAGATAAAGTTTTGACCCTTATTGGTAATTTTTTTACTAAAGAAAGAATGGCAGATTATTACAACAATACGATTGGTAAATGGACTGGCGTTAGTTCATCTGATCTATCCAAAATATTCTCTGATATCAAGCAATTTGGTATGTCAGCATGGGGAAATTTAAAAGAAATGTTCTTCCAAATAAAAGATTCAAGTCTTTTTGAAGAATTGGGAATTACATATGATGTAATCAAGAC